CAAGAAAAAGCAGTTAATGATATTGACATACTAAAATTAAAAGTAAAAGAAATTGAAAGCTGTATAAATGAATAAATAATAACATGACAACTAAAATAACTATAGTGGGGATATCAGCTTTTTGTACATACTTATGTACATACTTTCTTAATTTATCCATGGAAAACATGGAACAATACTTAGCTGTTTGCTCTGTATTATGGTTAGATGGTGTATTTGGAATTTGGGCTGGAGTAAAAAGAGAGGGGTTTAAGACTTATAAGGCTCTAAGAATAACAAGAAATACCTTTGTATGGATAACCATCCTAACCGTTGTCCTAATGGTTGAAAAAGGATTTGCAGGAACAGGATGGCTATCCGAGGTTGTTGTTGTACCCTTTATGATACTACAACTTGTAAGTGCATTAAAAAATGCTTCTATGGCTGGTCTAATAAAGACAGAAGAACTTAATAAAATTCTTGATAGAATTGATAATCACAAAGGTTTAAGAAAGTAAACTACCCTTCACAACTAGCACATTCAAGAATATTTCTTGCAAAATCTTGAGCACTGCTTTTACTAAACTGATAATACAAAGTTTTAACCCCTTCTTCCCATGCATATAAATATAATTGATTTATATGTTTAGCCGGTACAGAAGGATCAATCATTAAGTTTAAAGATTGAGATTGATCAATATACTTTTGTCTTTGCGCAGCTTGTAGTACCAACTCTTTAGGTGATATTTCAACAAAAGATTTAAAAACTTCTTTGGTTGGAAAGTCTAAGTGTTGTACACTACCATCTTTTTCAAGAATAGACTTCCAAGTATCTTCATTATTTAAACCATATTTTTCTAACTCTTTTTCTAAATAAGGATTTTTGTAAATAGTTTTTGACTTAGCAAGATCCTTAATAAAATAATTAGATTTGATTGGCTCTATACCCATAGATACTTGACCTAAAATAAATGAACTAGATTTTGTTGGTGCAACAGCAATAAGAGTTGTGTTAGCATACCCCTCCCTGAGAGAATTGTATCCATAGTCAGAATGTAATTTTCTAGACGCTATTTCACTTCTATCTTTTATAGTTCTAAATATTTCATTATTTAAACCTTTTGCTTGCAATGAATCAAACTCAAGTAATTTAGATTGAAATAAAGAATGGTATCCAAGAACACCTAATCCAATTGCTCTATGTTTTTGAGCAAAATTAAATGCTCTCTTCATGCCAGGCATTGTTTCAGATTTAATAATGAATTCATCCATCACTGCATTAAGAAAATAAACATATGTTTGGATAGCATCTGTTTCTTTTATTTCATCCCAATGCAAAACATTAATAGAACCAAGACAACAAACAAAGGAGTTATAACTGTCGGTTGGTAGTTGTATCTCTGAGCACAAATTAGATGCTGTGATTTCCATACCAATCTCTTTATATGGAGTATTATTATTTGTGTTGTCTTTAAACATAATATATGGAAAACCAAATTCAGATCTGCGTTGAATAATTTTAGCCCAAATTTTACGTTTCTTTCTATCTCCTTCTTTCATTTCTTCCATCCAGGTATCACTTACTGTGACACCATATTGAAGATTTTGAATGGGATTACCCTCAGTACCAATATCTAAAAACTCATTTATATCTGGATGCTCAACAGGTAAATAAACTGCACAAGCACCACGCCTTGCTTCAGATTGCTTACATACATCCACCACAGTGTCATACATCCTAGCATAATGAATAGGTCCATCAGCAAATCCACCTGTAGATATTACACTACCTCTAGGTCTAATATTACCTAAATAAGCGCTTGTTCCTCCACCATATTTAGACATCATACCAATCTCACGACCAGCATTGAGTATGCTATCCAAGTTATCATCTATATTAGAACCATAACAACTAATTGGCAAACCTTTTTGTTTACCAAAGTTTATCCATACTGGTGTAGATAAAGAATAAAAACCTTTTGCCATATACTCTTCAAACTTTTCAGCAAAGCCCGGCATTTGTAAATATTTTTCTGCTTTTGCAGCAATATCTTTTATTCTTTGTTCTGGTGATTCAGATATATATCCTCTTGATAAAAATGTACGGCTATCTTCATTGAGCCAATAATATTTTTTGTATTCCATGATTTGTTGGTTTATTAAAATAAGTCATCAACTGTGATTGGCTTACTTTTTTTATTGTAATCTATTTGTTTTTTATAAAAGAAGTCTCCTTCTTTAGTACCTGTAATTTCAATATCAAACCATTTTGTTGACGCTAACAAATTGGTATCAACTTCAAAAAGTGGTTTCATACCTATTTTTTTAAGTGAGTTATTAAAACGATTCATGATAAAATGCTGGATTGTTTCTTTAGGTAGAAAGTCAAGCTCTCCTTTTTCAAAGATCCAATCTAATATACCACATTCAGCCTTATAAGCTTTTCCACATGCTGAGTAGATAAGATTATTAAACTCTTCATCAAACCACTCAGGGTTTTCCTTTTTAATAATATTAATGATTTCAGCTCCAAAGTTTCCATGAATCTCTTCTTCTTTACTTGTAGCTTCAACAACGTTAGATATACCTTTCAGAACATTTTTCTCTTTATTAAAGCTCATCATAATTAAAAACTGGCTAAACAAACTTACGTGCTCTATAAATAATGAAAACAATAACACAGATTTTGTGTACATTTTGTCATCTCTAGATCTAGATCCATCCAAATATTTTTTTAAATATTTAATTCTTCCTTCAATTGCAGGTTCATTAATTACAGTTTGAAACTCATCTTCCAAACCAAGGATGCGAAGTAGTCTAGCGTATGCATCTTTGTGTCTAACTTCTGACTCAGCAAAAGTAAAACCAACATCACCAACTTCTGTGATTGGCATACGTTTATATAAATCACCCCAGAACGTTTTTACATTAACTTCTATTTGTGCAATGGCCAACATGGTTTTTTTAATAACATCCTTTTCTGCTGGTTTTATATTAACCTTATAGTCTTGTATGTCTTCTGTAAAATTAAATTCTGTATCTATCCAATAAGAATGACGGATAGCATCTTTATAGGCAAGTAATTGTGGATATTCATAAGGTAAGATATTTGTTCTGGGTTTAAAAATGTTTTTGTTCATAAGGATATTATTAAGGATTAAAAAGCCGCACCTCTAGATCAGAAGTGCAGCTGCTATGTAGTATAATTTAAGAAAAATATACTTATTTAAAAAGCATTAAAGCTTAATATTGACGTAAGAAATTGTTAAAAATATTAATCCAATTTCTAAACCATTGACCCAACGGTATTTATCATCATCACATAATACTTCGCAGTTAACAGTTTTAATACCCAGCAATGTTTCAGTGGGTAAAAACTCAACAGATAATTTGTTTTTGAATACTAATGGATTTACTTTATTCATAGATGGTTTTGATTTAAAATAATTAAAAATAATTTTTGTATATTATTTGTATATGAGGTGTTGTGATGCAACACAAATATACAATTATATTTGATTAGGTTGCAGTAATTTTGTATATTATTACTATAGTACTTTAAATTTTTAAAGCATGTTTAAAAAAATATTAAATGTAATCTGGACTTACAGTCTTCAAGACTATTGGAAATACCTATGGTCAAAAACTGAAGTTGATGAAAAAATAGTAGAAGGAGCAAAGGAAACTAAAAAAAGAACTAAAGCTGCTATAAGAGCACTAAAAGGCAAAAAGTAATGGCAAAAGTAATTAATCATTATACTCCTTCTTCTAGAACCAAAAGACCCGGTGTGCATAGTAAAAATGCAAGTAAAGGTCAAAGTGGTTATAAAGAAAAATATAGAGGACAAGGAGGAAGAAGATGAGAAATATATGTATCCTACTTCAATTTTTGTCCAAGAAAAAAATTTGTTTAGGGCATTGTCATAATAGTTTATGTAATAAAAAAAATTGTAATAACAATGAACGATTGGGAATTAGAAATAGCATTTCACTGGCCTCACAACAGATTAGCTCTAGGCTGGGATTATTTAGAACCAAATGAACAAGAACCGTTTACAACAATTAGAGTGTACCTATTTATAGTTACATTAACATTAGATATATCATGAGCAATAAGAAAAGTAGAGGTCTTAAACCTCAAAAGATGACAAGACAAAAAGCTAAGTTACTAATGAGATCTGGTGGAGAACTAGATGATATGATGCTTGGTACAGTAGTTGAAAAAATGCGTAAAGGTGGTAATGCTAAAAGAGTTGTCAAAAATAAAGATGGCTCAGAAAAA